GAGCGCTTGGCCCCCGCCAGCGTGGGTCTGGTCCCGTCGAGTTTGAAATCGACACTGGTCGCAACGAACGCATTGCTGGCCGGCGCGTTCTCTTCGCGCAGCAGGCCGCGCACCGCGGCACCCCAGGCGCGCACGTCCACGCGGGCGGTGCCCTCGACGAGAAGCTTGACCTCGCGCGGCGTCTCGTACTTGGCCTTGTTGTTGAACGTGGACGGGATCCGCAGCACGCGCGCGGCGTCGGCGGTGACCGTCATGTCGATGCTCAGGCCTTCCTGCCGGCACAAACGCTTGAAGTTCTCGGCGATCGGCTTCCACGTCGTGACGTCGACCGTCTCGGTCAGTGGCCAGTAGCAGTGCAGCCCGCCACCGGAGGACACGACGTGCGGCGTGCCGAACGACTCAAGCCCGGTCTTGTTCAAAAATGAAGCGAGGGCGAGCGCGGCGTTCTTCTTGCTTTCGTACCCGTCCATGTCAATAAAGAAAGACTTGACGAAGCGCGCGTTGGCCGACGTTCGTCGGTCCTTAGTGCGTTCCCGCACAGACGTGTCAAAAGTGGCAAGTGCGAAATAGATATCACGGTGGGATGCAACCCACTGCTTAACATGCGGGAGAGCCTCGTCGATACTGTCAATAAAGACATGCTCTTTTTTGCGTGAGCTCAGCTCGCACACGCAATACAACCCATGCCCTGGCGACGGCAGTACGTCCGCCAGAAATTCGAGCGGCTTCATGGAGCGCGCCCGTGTTAAGCGTAGATGCTTGTTTTTGCTTTCAGCCGCTTGGCCAGCTCTTCGACCCACGCCGGCTCGAGCTTGTCGTAACCGGTGAGCCAGCAGTAGTGGAGCAGTTCTGCGTCGGTCAGTCCTGCAGGTTGAATTCCAGACATATCTTTCTCCACGCTTCTTCAGCTGTTTTTGATTCCTGCATGCAGGCTAGGACGCGGGTGACATTGGGCACGTAAGCGCTCAGCACTGTACCCCCCTTCATCCAGTTGTAGACGGACTGGCGGGTGGCGCCGACGGCGCGCGCGATCTTGGCTGCAGGGAGGTCTAGGTAGATGGCCCAGCGCCCGAGCCGCACCCCGAGGGTGATCGGCTGGGTCTTGACCTTCTCGATGAACGGTTGGTGGTAGCCCATGGCACCAGTGGGGGCGCTCCTCGCGCCCCCACCTCCGATTACTCGTCGTCCCAGTCGTCCACGACAGACGCCAGATTGGCCGCCGCCGGTGCCGCCGGCTTGGCCGCGGCCGCCGATCGCGCGACGGGCTCTTCGACCTCTTCAGCGGCCGCCGGCGTCTCGACCGGCGGCTTGGGCTTGTTCGGCCCACGGGTGCGCTTCGGAGCGGGTGCGGGCGGCTCCTCGTCGGCCGCCGGGGCGGCTTTGGTCTTGGGCGCCGGCGCGGGCGGCTCCTCGTCCACGGCGGGCTTGGCTGCCGGCTTGGCCGGGGGTTTACCGCCTGCCAGCTCGGCCGGCTTGGACACGACGCCGTCCATCGCCGCGACCGTGATCGTGACCGCCTTCTTGGCGTCGTCGGTCTGGGCCTGCTGCGTGATGCCGGCGTACTCGTCGTCGGTCAGCCAGCGCATCGCCTTGAAGAACAGCTTGGGGGACTCGACACTGGTATCGAAGCGCATCCGGGTGACCACCATCTCGGGGTCGATCTTCTGGGCCGCCAGGAAGCGGGCGTACTCCTGCAGGGGGCGGTTGTCGCCCTCGGCCTTGCCGAAGATCGATGTGGCCGGCAGCGCCAGCTGCATCACGTCGCCTTCCTGATCGTTGGCTAGGACCACCGCGAGGCGCTGCTGGTAGCGGCAGGCCCGGCTTTCGCCCTGGCCGCTGCCCTTGATGTTCTGGGGGCAGTCCGCGCAGTTCGAGGACTGGGGCACTTCCGAGTCGGGGCTGGGCACGTCGCCGTTCTGCGACCAGCAGCTGGGCGCCGCCGGGTTGTCCGGATCCCACGCCTTCAGGTAGAACATGCGGCTGACCTTGGGCGCGGCCTTGACCATCACGATGTCGAGGAAGCGCTCCTCGATCTTGGTGACCTCTTTGCCCCCGACGACCAGACGGAACACGCCGCCCTTGATCGAAATGCGGTTGCCGGTGTCGCCACCGCCTGCCAGGGCGCGCGCCAGCTCGGAGCGCTCGCCGGCTTTGGCCAGCGCGAAGGCTGGGGCTTGTGCGGGGTTGAATTGGACGATTGCGTTCATTGCTTGACTCCTTGGTCGGGTTGGGTTTCGTTGGTGCGGTGTTCGTAGAGTGCGTACTTGACCATGCTGAGCACTTCTGCATCGCTCAGCTTGCATCGATCAACCACTTTCAGCAGGGCATCAATCGCGGCTACGAGATCCAGCCCTGAACTGAAATTCGTCATCTCGGGGTCGCTCATTGCGCACCCGTTGGCTTTCTGACGCTGATGTCGTACTCGCTGTTGGACTGCAGGCCTGGGGGCATGAGCTTGGGGTTCTCCTGCAGGAACTGGCCCATGTTGGTCTGCGCGATGCGCTTCTCGAACAGGTCCAGGGCGTCGTGCTCGACGACGAACTTCTTGAACTCGTCCCAGTCCTGGGTCGAGTAGCGCGTCTTCACCGACAAGATGATGGTGCCGTCGGCGGTGTTCACGCTCTTGACGCCCTGGGCCAGCATCTGGTCTCGGGCGGCGCTCTTCACGGCGTCCAGCTGCGCCTGCAGCTGCGCGATCTCGGCGTCGTGTGCTCGGGTCAGCTCCTGCATCTTGCCGCGGATCTTGCGGTAGACGCGGGCCAGCTTGTCCATTGGGACAGCGGTTGCTTCGGTCATGTCTGTAGCTCCTTGAATGGCTGGTTTGTCCAACCTTTGACAATCATACACGCATCTTTCCTGCCTGCAACCCCTCCTTTTCAAATTTTCATCTCGCTTTCGAACATGCTGACCAGCAGCGCCTGATCGTCCACTTTCGCGGCCATTGCCTTGAAGAGACGGATCTCGACCGGGCTGCTTTGAATGTGGAAGACGGTCACTTTATCCGAAGTCTGGCCTTTGCGGTCAGACCTCGCGATGCACTGGAGATACATTTCAACGCTCATCAACGGCCCGTAGAAAACAACCGTGTCGGCGGCCGTCAGCGTGATCCCGTGCGCCGTGGCGTAGGGCTGCATCACCAGCACCCGGACCTCCTCGCTGTTCTGGAAGTCGTTGATGATCTGCCCGCGCTTGGTCTGGTTCACGTCGCCGTGGATTTGGGCGTTAACGATGCCCTGCTTGTCGAGGTACTCCACGATCGTCTCGATGCAGGAGCGGAACAGCGCGAACACCAGCACCTTGCGGTTGGTGCCCTCGATGATCTCCTTCAACGCTTTGAGCCTGGGCATCGAGTCGAACACGATCGTGTCCTTGTCGTCGGCGTAGGCGGCGCCGGCGCTGATCTGCAGCAGCTTATTGACCACCACCCCGGCGTTGACCGCGGTGATCGTCGTGCCGGCCAGCTGCGCCAGCATTTGCTCTTTGATCAGCTTGTAGTACTTGAGCTGCTGGGCCGTCATCGCGACGTTGCGCACCTCGGTGACCACCGGGGGCAGATCCATGCACTGCGCCTTGGTGAACCTGATCGCGGGCTGGAGCGCCTCGTTGACCGTCTCCTTGGCATCTTCCTGGGGCGCCCACTTGAACTTGGTGATCTTGCGCATCACCTTGTCGCGCCACGCGGTCTGAAAGCGCGGCACGCCGTTCGGGTTCACCAGCTTGGCCAACCCGTAGGCGTCAACCGGCGACTGCGCGGCCGGCGTGCCCGTCATCATCCACAGGTAGGTCTGCGGGTGAACGATCGAGGCGAGCGCCTTCCAGCGATCGGTCTGCGTGTTCTTGTAGGCGTTGCAGTTGTGCACTAGTACGCCGCCCCCAACAAAGTAGTTAGGTACGTCTTCAACTTCGAGATTGAAGACATCGACAGGACCGTCGAATTCGAGATCCGCAATACTGACCACCCGAGATCCGATAGTCGCTTTTCTTTTTTGCGATCCTGCACCTTGCGCGACGCCATGTTGTGCGACGCCCCGTCCACCTCCAGACCGACCATGGCTTTTGGGTTGGCAAAGTCGAGCTTGTAGTTTGTAGGAAAGCCTTCTTGCCTCTTCCCCAACGCTACGGGGTAGCTCCACACCCAGCGCGAGCTCAATGCCTTCTGCACACGCAGCTCCGCTGGCGTCAAGCCCGTCCCGTTGCCACCACGAACGCTTGGTTTGTGCCCCAAAGCCTTCATACGCGCTGACATCGCTGCCCGATACGCGTCGCTGCGCACCACACCTTTCGGCGTCCCACGCTGCTGCGACGGCATCGTACAAAAATAGCTCTCGCCAGGATGCAGCAGATGCCACCTCTTCCGAGCGCAGGATCTCGAGCAGCTCAGCCCCACACTCGTACCCTGTCGTCGGTGCCACACCCACTGACTGCGTCGCATACTGAAAGGGGTCTCGCATACCCCGCAGGCCATCGACAGAAACAAGCCGTCGTCCTGCAAGAGCGTGGGCGGGAACCCAACCTGCGTCAGTAAAGAACGGGTGGTCTCGGGTGCAGGTGATGTCTTGGCCATCGGCGGTGCGGATCCTGACAAGGCTGTGCGCGGAATTGCGCACGACTTTTCTTATACGCTTTGCTCCGACAGAAGTAAACACCTCGTCTCCCGCTTTGAGCGTCTCGATAGCCTGCATGCCGGAGGGTGTGTGCACAGGCGTACCGGCAACGAAACACTCATCGCAGATGATCAGATCAAACCGGCCATCGTTGTTGATGGCGCGAGCGATCAGCTCGATACCCTCGTAGTTGCTGATGACGAACTCGTAGTTGCCCTGGATCATCTCGATGCGGCGCAGCGCGTCCGAGTGGTGGGCCACGATGGCCGAGCGGTGGATGATGCTGTTGTTGATGTCGCCCACCCAAACGCTTTGCATCGTGGACAGCGGGCAGATCACCAGCACGCGGCGCACCTCACCGCGGTTCATCAGGTAGTCGGCCGCCCACAGCGCGGAGAGCGTCTTGCCGGTGCCCTGCTCGTTGAAGCAGAAGCAGCGCCGGTGCATGGTCATGAACGCTGCCGTCTCGATCTGATGGCCCATCGGCTCGTAGCGCCCAGGCCAGTCGTAGTTGCGCTTGATCGGTGAGGGGGCGTCCTTCACGCCCAGGTTGCGCAGCACCCGCATTTCGTCCAGGCCCCAGAACACGGCGACCGTGTAGCCGCCGCCCGGATGCTCGGCGACGACTTTGCTCTTGGGGATGATTGCGTACTTCTCAGGGCTGCGCGTCTTGATCAGCACCGCGCGATTTTCAACTATCTCCAAGGGGTCCTCACTTTCCGTTGTCGGATTGGTTGGCCTTTGGCGAGCGCAGCCGGGTGTTGCCCTTCACGCTCTTGCCGCCGGCCCGGATGGGTTTGATGTGATCGATGTCCTTGCCCGCCCGGTCGATGCCCGCGGCGTCGTACTCGCGCCTAGCCCGCTGGCGCTCGATCTGATCCTTCGTCTCGCCGGTCTTCTTCTGCAGCTTGTATGCGTGCTTGTAGTTCCGAACGCCGTTTTTCTGAGTCATGGAGGTTCTCCGGTGGGTTTGCTGTTGCAAGATTATCAGCCAACAACCCGTACGCGAGCGCTTTGTGTTTGCCCATCAGCTGCGTGATCCAAACCGACAGCATGTCGTACTGCTCCTGATGACTCTTGAGCATCTTGAATGCGGCCGGTGTGCGAAAGCTCTGCTCATTGGTCTCGGCGTTCCAGACCAGTTCGATGCCAACGATGATGCCCATGATCTTCCTTCAGTGTTTGGGGTTGAACTCGCATCCGACGCAAACACACCACCCACAAAGGGGTGTGCGGTTCGGGTTCCACACGCCGGTGGCGTGGCTGGCTTCCAGGCGCGCGATGCGCTCCCGGTACTTCCACCAGAACTGCTCGGCCTGACTGCGGCGCATCTGCATCTTGGCCATCGTGCCCTTCACGATGAACAGCAGCGCCGAGTTCACCTTGGTGACGTGCGGGAAGTGGATGAACGTCATCAGCGACATCAGCACCAGCTGGTCACGGTCCGGGTACTTGTTGTTGCCCGTCTTCCAGTCGACCACCCAGGCCGTCATGTTCTCGTCGTCCACGATGGTCAGGTCGCTGATGCCGCGCGCCCAGGCGTCGGGGCTGTCCCACGCGCACGGCGCGAGATCTTTGGTCACCGCCATCTCGACCTCGGGGTGGCGCCGCCCGGGTTTGCGCAGCACCGCGTCCACCACGGGTTGGAACTGCGAGTACATGTCCGGTATCGGCGTGCCGTCCTTGATGTAGTTCTCGATGGCGGCGTGCACCTCGGTGCCGTAGCGCGTGGCGTCGGTCTCTTGGAACGGGTACTTCCGCAAGACCTTGACCTCGTGATAGCGCCGGGCGCAGCCCTCGTAGTCCTT